CGCCGCGATCGGCTCCGGCCCGTTGGTCGGCAACGAAGAGGCGATCGACAACTACGGCATGCGCGCCTGGATCGACTGGGCACGCAAAGCCGTGGCGATCAAGAACTCGGACGAGCACAAGTCGTCTATCGACCTGTTCGCCGAGGCCAAGCCGGCCCTGTCCGACTGGGGCAAGGAGTTGCAGCGCGACGAAATCTGCGATGCCTTGTTCGCACTCCCGAGCGAATCGGCCCCGGCTAACCTCGGCAGTTCGGCCGGGCAGCGCGTCAACGGTATCTTGTTCGATTCCGCCACCGCGGCCCAGCGCAACACCTGGCTCACGGACAACGGCGACCGTATCCTGATTGGCAATTCCAACACGGCCAATCTGTCGGCGGGCAACTTCGCGGCCTCGATGACCAACATCACGACCGCGATGACGATGTCCGGCGCCTTGATTATGCGGGCCAAGCGGCAGGCCAAGGTCGCCAACCCGCGCATTCGCCCGTTCAAGCTCAAGGAGAACGGTACGGAATGGTTCGTCCTGTTCGTCGGCCAGGAGCAGTTCCGCGACGCGGGCAACGATACCGACATCAAGACGGCCAACCAGAACAGCCGCGCGAGGGAGCAGCAGGGTTATCTGAAAAACCCGATCTTCGTCGACGGCGACCTGCTCTACAACGGCGTGATCATCCGTGAAATCCCGGAACTCTCGCTGCGTCTGCCGACGACCTATCTGACCGCCGGCGCCAGCGGGACGACCAGGGTTTCGCCCGCGTTCCTGTGCGGCCAGTCCGCCGCGGCTTGGGCTTGGGGCCAGCTCCCGATCCCGCGCTTCCGCAAGGAAGACGACTACGGCTTCATCCGCGGCGCCGGTATCGAGATGGCCTATGGCATCGCCAAGATGTTCAAGAAGACCGCGGCCGGCAACCTACGTGAGTGGGGAATTTTCACGATGTTTGAAGCGGCGGTCGCCGACGCCTGATCACACCTTGCGCCGCCGCTCGCAATGGGCGGCGGTCTCTTCTCTCAATCTGCAAAGGCAATTCCAATGTTTCGCAATCTCATGAAAAGCGCGATCCTCGCGTGCGCTTTGGCCGCCGTCACGCTCGGCTCCGCCTACGCGCTCAACGTCGACCAGAGGAAGATCATTCCGGCGCGCGAACTGTCCGTTCAGGCCGTTCAGTATTGCCGGGTGACGGTCAATTACAATGACCCGAACATCAAGACCGGCCAGTGGTTCTGCACTCTGCCGAAGAACGCGTACATCCTGTCTCTGGATGCGCAGGTCACCACGGCTTTCAACGCCGCGACGACCAACGTCTTGACCTTCGGCGCCACGTCGGCGAGTTCGAACGAGATCATCGCCGATGGCGGGTCGGGTTCGACGACGAACATCAGCAACAGCACCACGACGATCGGCGCCGGGATGTACCATCTGACCGCTGCGGCGGGCATTGGTCTGACCGTGACGAGCAACGCGACCTACCAGACCGCGATCAACGGCGGCGTTCCGATCTACGCGAAATACACGCAGACCGGGACTGCGGCGACGACGGGATCAGTCACGTTGATCCTTGGGTACATTCCCAATAATGACAATTGATCCAACATAGGCGGGGCCGTGCGCCCCGCCGGCCACGTCAAGGAGACCCCCATGGACTCGAATGAGAACGGCCAAGCTCCGCCTGCGGAAGCTCTGGCCACGGAAGCGGTCAAGCCGCCCGTATCGGTCGTCACGATGACGCCGGACGAGTACGGCGCCGCGTTCGACGAACAGAAAGTCGCGGCGCTCGACGCCAAGGAAGCCGCGATGAAGATGCGGCAGGCCGCCGAGGCCGATGGCATGAAGCAGCGGCACGAAGCGGAGGCCGCTGGCCTTGCCGCCGAGCGCGACGAAGTGAAGGCGGAAAGCGCCGCGGTCAAGCTCTACGTCGCGATGTGGCAGCGGCAGGCGTCGGAACTCACCGTCGCGGATGGACGCGATGTCAGCTCCATCCATGCCCGGCACGACGCCGAGCGAGCCAAACTTGTCCGCGATACGGGCTTCGATGTCATGCCGCCGACCATCGGCCAGACGACGCGCCCCGGCTACGTCACGGTTGGCGCTGGCCATGCCTGGATCAGGCACGTCTGATCCGCGAGAACGTCCGGCGGCGGACACCTGCCGCCGGCCACCAAAGTCTGAGGGAAAGAACGCATGAGCGACACCACAAGCGAATCGCGCATTGACGGGCGCAGCCGAGAAGCTCGCGCGGCCCGCCTTGCGCAGCCGCAACCGAATGATGCGGCGCCAGCGGAGGAATACGAAGGCGAAGACCTCACCTACATTCCCGGTTCCGAAGACCCGCCGACGTGCAAATGGCGCGGGCGTGAGTTTCGGGCCAACGTGCCGATGCGGGTCAAAGACAAGAGCCTGATCGAGGCGGCGCGCGTCAATCGATTCTTCCGCGTCGGCGATCAAGGCCCAGAACCTGGCGACAACGACCCGCCCAAGACCGCGGTTCAATATCGCGCTCACGTCGTGGCGTGGATGAAGACGGTCAACACGGTCGACGACCTCGTGGTCAAGTGGTCCGAGGATCGTGATATGCGGCGGGTCTGCGAAGTCGGGCACGACGACATCGATTGGCTCGGCCGATTGTTTGAACCCAAGCTCCACCACATGCGGATCGAGGAACAACTGAGCGAACTCGACGTCGCCGGGGTCTTCGTCAAGCATGGGATACTCGAAATTCCATGGAGATCGTAAGGGCTTAGGTGATGACCAACTCGCCCCCGTTCCGCACGTCGGCCGACCTGATTAAGAAGGCCCTAGGCAAGCTCGGCGCGCTTGCGGCGGGGCAGTCGATCGAAGTCGAGGATTATCAGACGATATCCGACAGTCTGGATTCGATCTTCCGGCTGCTCAGTTCGCTGGAAATCGTTTATGTGGCGGATGGCGATAATATTCCGCCAGAATGGTTCCTGCCGTTAGCCGACATCGTTGCCGGAGAATGCGCAACGGATTTTAGCGTCACGAACGACGACTATGTGAAGCTGAAAAATCAAGGTCTCGGGGGCGTCGCCGGCGTCCCAATTGGCGCTGGGACATCAGCTATGGCCTTAAAGATCATACAGCGGGGAAAACCCACGTATGAAATTTTGCAGACCGAGAATTTCTAGGCGATGTCCGTCCAAGGCCCGTTACCCATTCCATTCCCAATCGGGACATCGCCGGGCAACAGCCCGCAGGAAGGGGCAGGGCGGCTCGTGAATTGCTTCGCGGAGCCGCTCGGCGACGGCGGTCCGAACAAGGTCAAATGGATCAGGAGCGCTGGACTTTCCCAATTCGCGGCGACGGCGCAAGGCGGCTACCGCGGTGGTCTGCTGGCCAACAATCTGTCGTTTGAGGCGTGGTCGGGCAATGCTTCGACGGTGGATTCCACTGGCGCTGTAACCTCGATTGGCGCCCTACCCGGCACGAAGAAAATATCGATCGCCCGCAACCAAGCCGCGCCGACGCCAGATGTCGTCGCCGTCGATGTCGATAACGGGGCCTATGTCTTGGAAAGCGCCGCAGTGGTCTCGGCCACGGCGACGGTGACGATCGATGCCAGCGACTCCAATGGCAACGCCATTCCGTTCAATAAGGGAGACACGTTCAGCCTGACCTTCGTCAGCCCGGCAATTTCGGACTTTCAAGGGGCCGATAGCGGCGTCAGCTATACGCTCTTGGCTAGCGACACGCCGGCCACGGTCGCCACCGCACTTACGAACCTGATCAACGCCAACACGACGCTTGCAAACAACTATCTCACCGCCGCGGCGACGACCGGGACTGATACGTACAGCCGCACGACCGGGATCATAACCGTCAGTCAGGAAGGCTCGATCGCCAACCAGACGACCATCGTCTACGGCGTCGCCGGGACGGAAACCCCGGCCGCGACCAGCATCGGGACGCAGACATCGACGTCTGGCGCGACCTGTGCGCTGACCGGCGTCAACGCGCCGGCTGGATCGACCATCGTCGTGATCGTCGCCGAGGTATCGGCAACGGCCGGAACGGTCGCGGACGGGAAGAACGGGAACTACAATACGGCGGTTTCAGAGCAGTTCAACACCGCGGCGGATATCGGAGCGGTTTATTATTTCCAAAATGCCGCCGCATTGGCTGCGGGGACAATCACTTACACGAAAGGCTCCACGGGTTCCGTCGTTGCGATGTCGGCGTTCTATATTACCGGCGTCGCCACGAAGTCCGTCCTCGATCCATTTGTCACCGCGGCGGCGAATGGGTCGTCAACCACCCCGGCCGCGACATCCGGGCCGCCGACCTATGACGGCGAGTTGGTTCTCGGCGCCGTGATGTGTTTAGGCGCCCCGACTTATACTCAGTCATCGGGCATGGCGACGCCGCCGGTCGCCGTTTCATCGACGACCACGATTTCAGTCTTTGGCGGTGTTACGAACACAACGAAAGGCGTTGTGACGACGTTTGCCCCAACTCTGGGAACGACGGAGAAATGGGCCGCGGTCACGCTCGGGTTTGAGCCGGGGACGGGTTCAGAAACCGTCACGCTCAACCCGACATCTGGCAATCTTTCGGGCGGACAGGGAACGCACGGGGCTTTCGTCGGCGGTGTCCCGACGTCATTCAACGGCCAGGGCAACCTACCGCAGCCAAACTCGGTGTGTTTCCAAGACGGATATTTCTTTTTCACCACGGCGGCGAATTATATCTACGCCACTCAATTGAATGGCCTCACGATGAGCGCCCTGACCTTCGTCATGGCCGTGGCCAAGTCCGATGTGACATTGCTCCGCGGCATCGCTTACGGCGGGTTCCTGCTCGCCTTCACGACGGGTTCGCTTGAGGTCTGGCAAGACGCTGCCAATCCGGCCCCGGCGTTCCCATATTCACGCATTGCAGTGCTGGAATTGAGCCTTGCTCAAGCCAGCGCGATTGCGGGGTGGGAAACCGGATTTGCCGAACTGCTGTGGGTCGGCCAGGACAACGGCGTCTATTGGATGCCGGTCGGTCAACTGGGTGGCGCCAAGGTCTCGCCACCGGATCTCGACCGTCTCATCGAGGCGGAAATCAAGGCAGGCCATACGCTGGAAGCGAGTTGCTACGTCGCTCAAGGCAAGAAATTCTGGTCGCTGTCGTCGCCCAATTGGACGTGGGAATTCAACCTCCAGACCAAGAAATGGCACGAGCGCTGGTCGCTGTTGTCGACCGGGATATTCGGCCGCTGGCGTGCGACGGGAAGCCATCCGGCATTCGGCAAATGGCTGACCGGCGATCAGGCGACGGGCAACATTCTCTACGTTGATGACGCCAACGCCAGCGAGATCGGGGCTGCTCTGCTCTGGCGAATGGAGTCTGGCCCAGTTCAAGGATTTCCCAGTCAGGTTAGGGTCGCGCGGGGCGACTTCAATTTTGTCGTCGGCGTCGGGCAGGCGGTCGGGTCGCTCACGATGAATGTCTCCGGCGCCGCGGCGGGGACCAACGGTGTGGTGCGGCTCAATGTCAATTCTACGGCCCAGGTCGCGACCGGCGACGTCGGCGCGGTGTCTGGAGTGACGGGAACGACCGAGGCCAACGGCAATTGGACGCTTACCGTTATCGACGCCACGCATATCGAATTGCAGGCCTCGTTGTTCGCCAACGCCTACGTCTCGGGTGGCCAGGTCATTGATCTGACGGTTCCGAACAACGTGGTCAATCCGACCGTGGCCATATCGAACAGCAAGGACGGCGGGCAGACCTACGGCAACCCGCTCATTCGCCAGTTGGGCGCGCAGCAGAAGACGAAGAACACGCGCGTTTCGGTGACGAACATGGGGCTTTCCAGCCCGCAGGGCGACCGCTGGCGGCTGGATATCACCGATCCGGTCTATGCCTCGTTCATGGGCGGGACGCAGTCGAGCGACATCCGCGCAGTTGGAGGGTGACATGGGTAGCAAGTTTGCGCCGCTTCCATCGTCGTCGGTCAATTGGGTCGACAAGGACGGGAAACCAACCCCGTCCTTCATCCAATACATGACAGCCCATTCGGAATCGAAAAACGTCGGGCCACTCACCGATGCCGCGACGGACGCCGACGCCGGAAAAGCAGGCGTTCCGGTTGGGGGACTCTATCATTCGGCAGGCAGCGTGAAAATTAGGCTATCGTGAAGGTGAACCATGTCTGATCTTTTTGGCGGCGCGGACAAGGCGGCGTCGGCGCAAATTGCCGGCATCAACAAGGGTCTCACTGCGGCGACGGGGCAGATTGGTCAGGGCCAATCGGCGCTCAATTCGACCTACGCGAGCGCCCTTGCGCCGTATCAGCAAAACTATGCGCAAGCCCAGCAGGGAACGACGGCACTTGCAAACTTGCAGGGCTTGAACGGAGCCAGCGCGGGGCAGCAGGCGCAGCAAGCCCTACAGGCCACGCCAGGCTACCAGTATACGCTTGGCCAAGCCAACAACGCGACCACCGCGCAAGCAGCCGCAACCGGGACGACAGGCAGCGGCAACGAGGCGTTGGCCCTGCAGAAAAACGCGGCCGGTCTGGCCAGCCAGAATTACAACAACTACGTCTCGCAATTGCAGCCATATCTCGGCGCTAGCAATTCGGCGGCCGGCGGAATCGCGGGCGTCCAGACCGGCCTCGGCAACCAGACCAACGCTAATTATAACAATCTTGCCAACATCAATTATGGGGGCGACACCAGCATCGGCAACGCGCAAGCGAGCGCCGACCTCGCAAACCAGAGCATGGATATGAACTTGCTCGGCGGCGGAATAAAACTGGCTGGTTCGATCTTTTCCGACGAGCGGCTCAAGGAATCGATCGAGCCCGTGGGCGCGCTTTACGACGGGACGAACGTCTATCGTTACCGCTACAAGGGCGACGACACGCCGCGCATCGGGGTTCTTGCTCAGGAGGTGGAAAAGACGAGGCCAGACGCGGTTTCCGAGCATGGCGGGTATCTTGCTGTTGATTACGGCCGTGCTACGCAGATGTCTGCGGAGCTGGCGCGGTTTTTTGATAAGGCGGCCTGACCATGAGCGATGCAAGCCAATACCAAGTCGTTGGTTCTCCGAGTTACGCCGGGCCGGCTGCGGTGCTCGCGAGCATCTTCGGCCTCAATCAGCAACAGCCTCAGCAACAGCAAGGCGGTGGCGCAAATTCTGGGCAGCAACAGCAGCAGGGCTCATTCATCAGCCAGCTTATTCAGTTTCTTCAAGGGAGCGGAGGCGGCGCGGCTGGTGGCGCCCCGATGCAGCTCGGCCCTGGATCGTCCGGTTCGATGTCGGGCGGCATTGGTGGCGGCGGCCAACTCTTGTATTGACGGACGGTTTTCATCATGAGCTACGAAGTCGTCCCCTCTCCGAGCTACCCGACGCCCAATTGGTCACAGTTTGGCGATACGATCGGGAATTTGGCGAACACTTATCGCTCGGGCCAGCAGCAGAACCAGCAGCGCGACATCTCGACGGCGTTTCAGAACGGCATCCCGACCGACGCCAACGGCAATCCCGATTACAACAAGATCATGCAAATTCTCGCCCAGAAGGGTGACATCAACGCGATATTGTCGCTTTCTGGGCCGGCGCTCGATCAGAACCAGTTGAAGCAAGCCCAGATTATAAGTCCGCTACTACTCGGCGGCGCTCCGGTCGCTGGGGCGCCCACAGGCGGCCCTACGGCGCCCACTGGAGCCGCTGTGCCGCCCGCCATGCCTGCCCCGGCTGTCTCGAATGTCCCCGCGCCCGGCGGCGCGCAACTTGGCGATCTGTCCGGCGCGGCCGCGGCGTTCCCGTCCGTCAACTCAATGGTGTTTTCGTCCCTGCCTGATGATTGGACCGGCGGCGCGGGGAAGATGCAGACCATCGCGTCGAACATAGCGAAGGCGGTCAAAGTCGACCCCACGGCTCCGATGACGCAGGATCAGGCCGCGAAGGCACAAAGCATTCTGTCGGCCTATATGCAGCGCAACAATGTCGCGCCCAAGACCGCCGACAATGGTGGTGGACTGCCCGCGGCAATCCTCGGCCAAGAGTCGGGCAACCGCGACGATGTGTCGAACAGTGTGGACGGCGCGGTCGGCCCCGGTCAGGTCATGCCGAAGACCTTCGCGGCCTATGCGCAGCCGGGCGAAGACATCAACAATCCCGCTGACAATCGCCGCGTGAGCGGGCGGATTCTTGAGGACTACAATCAGCGTTACGGCGGCGACGTGGCGCGCGCGGCGGTCGCCTATTTCTCCGGGCCCAACAACGTGGCGCCTCCGGGAAGCCCGACGCCGTACAAGCGCGATCTCAAAGACGGCAACGGAAAGTCCACATCGGCCTACGTCAACGATATCATCGGCCGTCTTGGCGGTGGAAACGGTCAGCCCGCGGCATCCGCGCCGGGCGGCGGCGATCTTCCCCCCGCGTCCGCCGCGGCCGGCATCCCGACGCGTCGTCCGCCATCCAATCAGGTTGCGGACAACAGCGCGCAGCCGCTCGTCCCGCAATATCCGCTGCCGGTCGATCCGAGAACTGGGCAGCGATATACCGACCCGCAAACGGCTATCGCGGGCATCGATGACCAGATCATGCGGTTGACGGGGAACCGCTTTGCCGGCGAGCGGATCAAGGTTCTCCAGAATGAACAAGACCGCATCGTCTCGTCCATAACCCCGATGAAGGTCGCGCCATCGGATACCTACGTCGACCCGCGAACCGGGAAGACGGTCTATCAGGGGCCGTGGGCGACCGGCAGCGGCATGAACCCACAGGCCGTTGAGGGTGCCGCGGAGCGTTACCTTGCAACCGGAGAACTGCCGAAGGGCATGGGACGCGGTATGCAGGGCTCCGCCCAAATGTCGGCGATCATCAATCGCGCCTATGAATTAGCCGATGAGCGCGGAATTGATACAGACACCCTTCAAGATAAGTGGGCAATGAAGGGTAAGGACTCTCAAATAAAAGCCATCGCCGACGGGATAGAGACTGGCAAGCAACCGCCAGTCCTGACCGGACTATATGGGATGTCTGGACCGGTTCGCGAAGAGTTACAGAAGCGCGGGGTTAACCTCGCTAACGACCAGTTAAAGTGGCAGCGTGCTCAGAAACAGATCGCCTCGCTAAATGGACCTCAACAGGTTCGTTTTGTCGGCTTGGCTAAGAGTGTGGTTAACACAATCGACGAGGTTAAAAACCTCAGCGAGCAAATGCAATTGTCTGGCGTCCCTGCGCTCAACAAGGCAGAGTTGACGGCATATATTCAGACTCAGGGCAATACACCAAATGGACAGCTAGCGACACGATACGTCACGGCAGTCGGCACGCTCAAGGAAGAGTTCGCCAATCTCGCCAACGGTGGCTATGCGCCGAACGAGGCCGCTTGGGAACTCGCCAACAAGCAGATCAACGAAAATTACGGCGTCAAACAACTTGGCGCATCTCTTCCGGAGATTCAAAAGCTCATCAATTATCGTGTTAACGCAATTCCGGGGATGAGCGAGTATGGCCCCGGAACGCAGAATGACTATTTGCCGAACAATGGGGCGAAGAGTGAAGG